TTTATCAAGACACGATGCTTCAAAGGTTAGGGGTAAAGAAGAAAAGGATTAAGGATTATTTGTGCACTTGCGCAAGTAATTTAATAGGCTTTATTCCGAGTGCCATTGGTTGCCCTGAGGCAACTTGTAATGAGGATGAAGAAATATTTGACATTTATAACACGATGGGAATAGTACTATGAGTGAAGAAATAAAGCCAAAAAAGGAACGTAAGTTTTTAAAGGCATTAGGAAAAATCGGAGAGGTTTTGATTCAAGAACTTTTTTTCAAAGTAGGGAGCAATTTGATTCGAAAGATTGGAGGCAAAAAAACTTTGCCTTCAATTCTTTTTATATTCCTTTCCCTCACCCTTTTCGCCCAATTCCCAAACACATTGAACAAACAACGTCTTGGTTTCCAGACCACGGGCGACGGGCTTGTTTGGCGTGGTGCATTGTCCGACACGGCTTCCATTCAACCGGTAAACAATCAAAACGCATGGGTTATTCTTGATACGGTAAATTTAAAAATGTACTCATTTGATTTTACCTCCAACGTTTGGAACTTGGTAGGCGGTGCATTAGCCATGCCTTTCGATTCTATCACCTTTAACACTGCAAAGAATGGCACAGTAGGCGTGGGTGAAGTTGAATACAATGATACACAAGGCTCTCTTATACAAGGATTAAAGGGAGGTAATGTTACCAATGTCATTGGTCAACAATTACACCAAAGAGTGAATAATCGCACTGGAGCAACACTTAATAAAGGTGATGTCGTTTATTTATCAGGAAGTCAGGGTAATCGAATAACAGTGGCAAAAGGTTTAGCTGTTACGGATGCTTTTTCGGCTAATACTTTTGGTGTAGTTGCTGAAAGTATTGCGGACAATCAAAGCGGATTTATTATTACTGAAGGCTTAATAACAGGCTTAAATACTTCAGCCTTAACAGAAGATAGCGCGGTTTATTTGTCTCCAACGGTTGCAGGTGCATTGACTTCAACAAAGCCTCAAGCACCACAGCATACAGTGTATATTGGCGTGTGCGTAAAGAGTAATAACGGTTCGGGGGAATTGTTCGTTAAAATAAGAAATGGGCAGGAACTTGACGAGCTTCATGATGTTCGAATAAGTAGCCCAGTAACAGGTGCTACTTTGTTTTATTCAGGTGGATTATGGCGCGACACAACGGCAGCCCTTTTGGTTAGTGACACGGCTTCCATGCTTTCCAATTATGCAACAAAAGCATACGCGGATACAACGGGAAGGTTATACGCAAGACAGGACTATACGACAGGCGTAACGTCTTCAACTTTGACATGGACACAAAGTGACACTTTGATTCCTGGGGGAGTTAATGTTGTTCAAGTGTATCGTAATGGACAAATATTATTGCCTTCGCAATACACAATACCAACGTCAACAAGCGTGGTAATTGCAGCTTCATCATTTAAAGTCAATGATAATTACACGGTTATTTTTCCGCGTGGTGGCGGTGCAGGAAGTGGTGGAGGATCGGGCAGTTTAACATCAATTTCTGCAGGTACAGGAATAACAGTTAGCCCAAATCCAATAACAACGACTGGAGTAGTTTCGGCTGACCTCAGTGTTTTAATGGAATTGACAGATACATCATTATTGAACCTTACATCAAGATTCAACACAAAGCAAAATACCTTGGTATCTGGAACAAATATCAAGACGGTAAATTCAAATAGCTTATTAGGCTCAGGAAATATAAGCGTTGGAACATTGGTTGCGGCTGATACCGTTTCGTTATCCAACAGAATAAATACAAAGTTAAATTCAACTGACACATCTTCGTTATCTAATCGAATCAATCTTAAATTAAACGCTTTAGACACGGCTTCCCTTTCCAATAGGATAGACGCAAAAGGTACGGGTACTGTTACAAGTGTTGCCACGGGCTACGGTTTAACAGGTGGAACAATTACAACAACGGGTACTTTGTTACTTGATTCAGCCGTTGTATTTTCGCGAATAAGGGATTCCATTGTTGACGTTGCCATTGGGAATGATACCATAAAGATTTTAAAACAGGAATACGCACCAGCCACAACAAGCGTTTTAACTTGGACAATTACGTCAAAGTTTCCGATTCAATCAAAGGCATTTATTTTGGTTTTCAGAAATGGTCAGCTTCTTATTAATGACCAATATAATTTAACTGATACTAATAAAATTACCATTGTTTCCAATTCCTTTAAATCAGGGGCTAATTACACGGTGGTCACGGTTTCTGGCATTGGTTCGGTTGGGACGGGGGTGTTTCCAAACCCCGTTTACCCTGAGGCAGGGATAGCGGTATCAACAGGCAGCGCGTGGGCTTCAAGCATTGCAAATAATTCAAGCAATTGGAACGTCGCATTCAATGACAAAATAAACAATGCTGAGTTCTCAGGAACAAATACAAAGACGTTGACTTTGACCCAATATGACGGGGGAACATTTACGCCAACGTTTACCGACTTGCAAGGGGTGACAGGCGTAACGGCAGGAACAGGTTTAACAGGTGGAACGATAACAACCACGGGCACGGTGGCGGTTGATTTTACCACGGTTGCACCTTTAGCGAATCCCACGTTTACGGGCACGGTTTCGGGGATAACGAAAAGCATGGTTGGATTAGGCAATGTGGATAATACTTCAGATGCAAATAAGCCCGTATCAACGGCAACGCAAACGGCGTTAAATGGTAAAGAAAATACTATTACAGCAGGAACGACAGGACAATATTTTAGAGGAGATAAGACATTTCAAACCTTAGATAAAAGTGCGGTTGGCTTAGGAAATGTAGATAATACTTCGGATGCTAATAAGCCCGTATCAACAGCAACACAAACGGCGTTGAATGGTAAACAAAACACATTAACCAACCCAGTCATGGGCACGGGAACAACAAATACTTTGCCATTATTTACAGGGTCTTCAACTTTAGGAAGTTCAGTAATTCAAGAAAGTGGAAGTAACATTGGAATAGGTAAAACTCCTTCGGCAAAATTAGATGTTAATGGAGATTTACATACAAATGGAACTTCTTATAATTTTAATAATGTAAATAACAGAAATGGATATTTATACTTTGACCATTCTGGAGTGCAAGTTTGGAAATTTGGATTATTTAATGACAATAACAGTACCCTAAGTTTAGGTAATGGAGGTAATTTTAATAGAATATTTAATATAGCAAACAATGGGAACATTGGCATAAACGATACAACGCCTTCATTTGCCCTTGATATTAATGGTAGTTTTTCATCAAATGGATTATTTAGATTTGGAGGCAATACAAATTATATAGAGCATAATTTTGATAATGGTGGATTTTATAGCGAAATATATGGTACAACATCTAATAATAGGCATATAAGATTTCAAGGTTTAAATGACGCACAAACAAAATATACATCAATAAATTTATATGCAGGGTTATCTACTATAATGTTTAAAACAGATGAATTTAACAAAATGGAATTAACTAATAATTTATTAGTTATTAATGAAGATTCTCAGGATACAGATTTTCGCGTTGAAAGTGACGGTAACGCTAACATGGTTTTCGTGGATGCGTCAGCCAACCACGTAGGCATTGGCACAAATGCGCCTGATAAAACGCTTCATGTAAACGGTGAGGTAAAAATTGCAACGGTAACTGCAACGCCTTCAAGTTTACTTGGTAAAGATGGAAACAACGTCGTTGGCACGGTTACATTAGGAAATACTTTAAATTTAACAAGCGGGACATTAAATGTTAATAATAAAATTACAGATATAAATACATCTACATATAGTATTACATCGACCGATTATTATATTGATAATAAAAATAGTTCATCAACTACTATTATTTTACCATTAGCAGGATTAAATATATTTAGAGAATTAAAATTTAAAAATTCATCTACGGGTTCTTTAATAGCAAATGGAAATATTATTCCTTTAAGTGGAAGCGGAACGACAACGACAATATTACCAGCAACTAATGCTAAATGGTGTACATTAGTAAGTGATGGTACTGATTGGCGAATAATGCAAGCAAACTAAAAAAACATAAACATGAAACAACTCCTTTTCCTCCTCCTTTTCCCTTGCCTTGCCCTTGCACAATATCAAGGCAATGGAAACCAAAAGATAACATTGGGCGAACAAACGACTGCCGATGGGTTGATTTGGCGAGGTGTGGCTGCTGATACAACATTGACGGCAAAGAGCGACACAGCGGCTTATTTTGTGCTTGATACGGCTAATTTAAATTTGTATACCTACAAGGCTTCTGCAACTGGGCGAAAGTGGCGGCAACTTGGAGCGGATACTGCGGCTATTGCCTATGTTAATACTTATGGAACGCAAACGGTAAACGGGGCAAAGACATTTACAAGCGCACTCACGGCAACAAGGTTTAATCTTAATCCAACGGCAAACACGGCAACGGGAAATGGTATGTTTTTACCAGCAGCAAATACACTTGGATTTTCAACTAATGGATTAAACAGAGTTACAATAAATTCAAATGGCAGTTTTGGCATTGGAATAACTCCTGGAACTTTTGAAGGGTTAACTTTTCCTGACCCATTTTTTGATGTTGCTGGAAATATGCAATTAAAAGGTACAGCAGCAAATGGATTTTCTAATTTATCAATGGGAGGATTAACACACAGAAAAGCAGGTATATTTACTTCAATAGATGGTGAATCTCCTTATTTAAGTTTTTACGTTGCATCAAGTTATAATAATTCAAATGTATCATTATTAATGTATGCAGATTCTTTGCAACGTTTAGGTATTGGAACTACAAGTCCAAGTTCACGTTTAGTTGTTAAAGGTGTTGATGGTACAAGTTCTTATTCATCATTAAATGTTACTAACTCATCAAATGCTTCATTACTATTTGTTAGAAATGATGGAAATATTGGCATTGGAACTACGAGTCCAGCTAATACATTAAGTATTTATGGAACCAATCCTTCAACAGTTTATCAAACAAGTGGAACAGGTACAGGCATTAATAACGGATTTTACGTGGGTCATACAGCTAATGTAAGTTATTTGTATAATTATAATAATTTTCCAATTGTTTTGGCAACAAACAATTCGACAAGAATGACTATTGCAAGCGGAGGTGCAGTTACTATTAATGATTTAGCTGGCACAGCAAGTAGGGCAGTAAATGCAGCGGCTGATGGCACATTAAGTGCTGCATCATCTATTTTAATTAAAGAAAATGTTGAAAATATAAATTATGGTCTATCAGATGTTTTAAAATTAAATCCTGTTATTTTTAATTATATTGATAGAAATAAATGGGGTGAAGGTAAGGATTTGGGTTTTGTGGCGGAAGATGTTATGAATGTTATTCCAGAAGCAACAGGAGTAATGAATAATTCAGATATATATTTTGATTTACAAAAATTAATCCCAGTTCTAACCAAAGCCATCCAGGAGCAACAAGCCCTTATAAAAGCCCTTGAACAAAGAATTATTAACCTTGAAAATAAATAAAATGAGATACCTATTTTTATTTCTTCCCTTGTTTTCTTTTGCGCAAGACGTCGTAAAAGACACCGTTTACATTCAAAAGCAAGGAAACATTTATTACATTATTCAGCAAACGACTTTGTCTGATAGTACAGTCACAGGCTCAAAGCAAATATTAGGCGATAGTGCAACCGCCATTCAAAGCCTTGTTACCGATGCGGAAAGGCAAAGCAACACGTTAGCTATTCATGCAAAGCCTATTATCACAAAAGGCAAAGCGGTGCAAAGAATTAATTACTACAATGATTTGCACGTTCAAATTAGTGGAAAGCCTGTGTATTTTACAACGGCACAAAGAGACACTGCAAAGTTTTTGGGAGATTGGAAATTGAATTTTAACGGTGAAATTATTGATGGAGTAATTGAATTAAACAACAACAAGCGTTTAATTTTTAATCCTGATAATGGCAAAGTATATACAATTTCAACAAACCTGTTACTCTCGACATTCACAAATCAAATCACCTTTTCATTTAATGGTGTGCGCTATGATTTATACAAGTTTGGTAATGGCAGATTTGCCACAGTTGAGAATGATGTTAGGCTGATAAAAAAGGAATGATGAAAACAACCTTAATCAACTTTTTGCACCTTGGATGGGAGAAAATAACGTATGCCATTTGTTGCGGCTGGATATTTTCCTTCTTCATACCAATAAAGGGATTCTTGATTTTTACCGTTTTCGTAGTTTTTGCCGACATGGCAACTGGGATTCTGGCAGCAAGGAAAGAGCAGCAAAAGATAAATAGCAAAGGGCTTTACCGAACAATGGAAAAGATAGTCGTTTATTTTTGTGGTATCCTTATTTTCGAGGGTGCAAGAAATACCTTTAGCCTTCCCAACATAACGTATATGGCAGCGTTCTTAATTGCGACGGTGGAGCTTTATTCTATTTCGGAAAATATTAAACGCATTACTGGTGTAAACCTTGGCGTTTTAATCACAAGATTTTTTAATCGTTAAAATAAATAATATGCAGACTAATTTAAAAGAAGCCTTAAAATCGGCTGATACAGTTAAGTCACCTTTGGGCGACATCGCTTGTTACAGTTTTAATTTTGCGGAATTAACTCAAGAAATTTCAGTTCATCTTGAAAACAACAAAATTAAGTTCACGTGGCGCGAATATATCCAACTTGCCCAAATCATTTGGGATAAGATAAAGGAGACATCGAAAGAATGTGCTGGAAAGGAAATTGAGGTAAAATTGCCTGCAAAGTTATCATTGATTAGTGCTGCTTTTGCATTGATTGGATTTAAGTTATAGGCGCAGCAAGATTCGCTACCTTATGCGTTTTACAGGGCGGTGCATTGACTTGCATCGCCCTTAAAAATATCAAAATATGAAAGCATCTAAATTTTGCATCTTCATCGACGCAGGTCATGGAGGCATTGACGCAAAGAAAAAGTTACCTTACAATTATACCACGTATCCTTCAAAGTGCGCTCAGCATAACAATGCAAAGTTCCATGGTTACGGGTGGTTCTTTGAGGGCGTGTTCAACCGTGACGTTGCGGCAAAGATTGAGCAGTATTTAATAGACTGGGGGTTTCCCGTGGTTCGCGTTTACGATCCTGTCTTGGATGTATCTTTGACTAAGCGCGTGGCGAAAGCAAATATTAACGCGAAAAATTACGAAGATTCGTTATACCTCAGCATTCACGGCAATGCGGCGGCTTCGCCCAATGCAAGGGGATTCGAGGTGTTTACGAGCAAGGGGAAAACAAGGTCTGACATTTATGCGGAATTTCTTTTTAACGAGGTGCAGGAGGCATTTCCTAAATGGGTTTATCGCATGGACACCACAGACGGCGATAAGGACAAAGAGGAAAGCTTTTTTGTTATTACCCAAACCAATATGCCAGCGGTACTCAGTGAAAATGGCTTCTTTACAAATTACCACGACGCTTTAATGATGTTTGACCCCGTGTTTCAAAACACGTTGGCTTTGTCTCACGCAAGGGCGGTCGTGGATTATGCGAAAACGCAGGGGGTAATATTTTAAATAAAAAAGGGCTGGTTCAAATGCCAGCCCCGATATACACATCAACAATTCAACAAATTAGTAATCAATCAATTATAAGCTTTATAAGCCTTGCGGCTGATTCTTTTAAAGTCTCGGTTTCCTTCGAGTGGTAAAGTTGGTAACAAATGCTTACCATTCTTTCCTTATTCATTGACTGATAAGCGGGCATCGTCTCAGGAATCAAAGGATTCAAGTAAAAATTTATTACGGATTGTTTGCTATTTACCGTGTCGGCAAAGCGGACAGGCTTTGGACGGGCGTTAAAACATCTTTGCGCCTCCTTCCATTGTTCATTGGTTAAGCCGTCTGTTAATTCGTTATTTTTCATTTGTCTTTGTTTTGTTTAGTTCATCAATTAAAGCGTCTGCCCAATAAATAGCGTCCTTTGTAATTTGCACTTGATTATCACTACCAAACTTTGCCAACAACCCTTGTAAAGCCATAGCTGCAAAGTATTCACGTTTTGTAAATCCTGTAGATGTATAATTATTATTATATTCCACTATATTAATTGGTTCATTTGGTTTTGTCTCTTTATTTTCCATGCTTCATATAATTTTTAGCCATTAAAGCAAGAAAAAAAGCGTCGATTTCGTCTTGACTTATTTTGGCTGGTTTAAAATCTGGTTCAAATTTCAATCGCTCACTTGCGACAACTTTCATAAATATGTCTTTATTAAACTTTTTACCCTTTGCCTCAGGGCTAATATTATACGCTTCAATGTCATGTTCCTTTATCCATTCGTAAGCTATTCGCGAAGCGGCTTGGTTCATGCCAACATTTCGGGACAAACGGGAAAGGATTGCGCGGTTTGTTGAATTATTAAAAGTCAGATTCTGGAGGCTTGAATCTTCCACTATAACAATGGGGTTTTCGTATGCCACCCAGGTTATAACGTCTCCGATGAAATCAGCAAACCTTTTATACTTTCTAAAAATCATGGTGCGGTCTGCAATAATGCAAACCGCCATGCCGCTTAATCTTAATGCTGGGTCAACGCCTATGAGTGTCCTCATTTGTTTTTAAACATTTTAATCATTTTTTGCAAACTATTAATTTCAGCTTCTTCGTAAGTTTCAAACAATTCAGGTACAAAACAATATGTACTTGTTTCAATATTAAAAACTTGAGAAGCCCATTTAAAATTAAGCATATAAATTACGCCTTCCAATTTGTATTTTTCCCTAAAAAATCTAAATGCTTGTGAAAATGTCGGAGCTAAAGTAATTCCTAATTTTTTGTTAAGCATATAATTCATATCATTATCTATATCTATAGATAAATTTGTTCTTAATTTACCTGTAACATTGTAATAATAGGTAAAACAAGGTTCATCAAATCCCAATTCCTTAAGTGCTAAAGCCATTTCATAATTTACAAATTCTTTTATCATGATTATAAAGTTATTGTTTTAAATGAAGATACAAAGTTTTTTGCCGTTCCCGTGGTTTCATTGTTTTCTTTTGCCTCAACCTTTACGCGTGGTTTCCTTTTACGCTTTGGCTTTGGCTCAGGTGCGTTGATTCCGTATGCCTCCACGCCCTTGTCAACAAAGTTGATTTCAAGAAGGTAACCGAAAACAATGATGGTTCCAACGAAAAGAAACATGGTGATAAATTCGCCGCCTTCGTACTTTTCCTGCAACCCGAAAAAGATTTCAACCAATGCGACAAGCGTCGCGCCCAGTGCAATCTTTGGAGGGTAGGTACTTCGCCCTTTGGTGGGGTTCAGGAAGTCCATGAAAACAACGGCAAAGCGTCCGAGTTGAAGGATACTGGCAGCAATGATCGCAAGCCAAAAGTCAATGGGTAAAAAGATAGCGGTAAGGTAGGCGTTAATGCCATAAGTTAAAACGATTGTTAAAAGCATAATTGTGGGAATGTTATCCGAAATTGATTCAAATGTCCATTTGAATTGTAAATTGTTGAAATTTTTTTCCATGATTAATTTGTTTTTTGTTGTGTGTAAAAAATAAGGGCAGCTGGGGGGGGCGCTGCCCTGTGAAAACAATTATTAAGCGTAAACAATTTCTTCGGTGAAAAATTTGCCGTCAACGTATTTTAAGCGGCGTGTTGGCAATTCGTTTTTATCTGCTTTCTTTGTTGCAGATGGACGGTAGCTTGTTTTTACAAGCGCATAAGCAATAACCCAAAGTTGCTTATCTGTGAATGTTGACTGGCTTGTTAAAATATTTAGAGCCAAAGATCCTTCAGGAAGGTAAGATTTGATTTCATTTACTTTTGTTGCAATTGCTTCTAATCTTGCCTCACTTACATAAGAGCCAACAGAACTAACATGATTTTTTGTTGGGTTAATAAAATTGATTGAGTTAAAAACCTCTTTTGCAGATAGTGGCGCAGATGCCACTTCTTCCTGTACGTCAACTATTGGAGCGTACCAAGCATTTTCGATTTTTCTTCCCTTATAGCCATTGTAACATGTGTGGTTCAAGTGATAATAAATGCCATTTTTTACGATAACCATTGGAGCGTCTTGTAATTCAATGCCATTTTCTGCAAAAAATTTATTTGCAGTTTTTTTGAAGATAACTGGCTTGTCATTTTTTACAGTCATTAAAGACTTTAAAGAAGATCTTAATTCATTTTTTGGTGCTGAGTAATTTAAAGCTGTCATTTTGTTTTGTTTTTGTTGTGTGAAATATCGTTTGTTTCTTTCGATATGTAAATATACAAAGTAATATTTAAACAAAAAAATATTTACAAAAATAAATACAAAATAATTTAAAATTCGTCTCTTTTGCCTTTCAATGGGTAATGGTTCTTTTTCAACTCCCAGAACTCAGCCATTAACGAGGCGCGAAACTTGTAATCCCTGTCCGTGTGATACCCTGATTTGTACACGCATTTACAAATGCTTTCGTACAACCTTATGCCTTTCAACTTGTAATTTGCCTTTTTACAGGCGGCGTACCTTCCAGAATTTAAAACGCCTGCCCAAAGCTTCATCCCTTCTTCCGTGGTACTTGCACTCATGAACTTGGCGCGAATGTATTTGTCACGTCCGCGAATGACCTCCCGTGTTTTGTAAGTTACGGACTTTTGATTTTTCAAAGCCTTCACGCCTCCAGCGTTGGCGTGCTTGCGCCAAAGTTCGGTTTCAACGCCTGAAGTCGTCGCCTCAATAATGAAAAATGAATAGATCATGGACACTGGGAAGTCGGTCAGGTGATGTACATTCATTAACATTGATTCGTATGAATACGCAAGCCATATACGACGCATTTTAAATAAGTCAATTTTGTCAAGGTTTCTGAATCCTTTGCCTTCCAGATTTCGCCTTAATTCATGTATATTCATTTTTCGTATTTCCCAGCCGTATGAACGTGAGCCATAAGCCAATTCGTTGACTTCGCCTTTTTCTTCCTTTGCAGGAAATGTAAGCGTGGTAATTTTGTGAACATACACGGTGTCCCTCTCAATGATGGGAACGAATGAGGTATATTGATATTGGGTATTGATCGGGGAATAAATCAACCCAACCACGAAGGCAACGCCAACACCTGCGGCAACTTGGTACGGAAGGCGCTTGTTTTGAGGTACATAATCAATGATTTTGTCTTTCATAAAAATGTCTTTTTAATTATTTTTTCTTCAACAATTAATTTATCGTCTGCAACTTCAGGATTAACATCATACGTAAATTCAACCCATCTATAACCAACAATTTTTAATTTATTGTTGCCTTTTCCGTCTAATCGCATACCAGCAATAATTGGAAATTTTTGTACTTCTTTTTGAAAATTGTTATATAATTTCATGGTTATTGGATTACTGGTTCAGCGTAAAAATATCCACCGTCGTATTCCATGGTTTCGCTGCCTGGTTCTGCAATTACATTGCCGTCACAATCTCGAATAAGTCCACCGTAAACAAATTCGTCCTCAGGGAAATAATCCTCATTGCGCATCTTTTCGTAAAACTTTTCAACGGCTTCGCGCTTGGTAAAGGCTTCGATTTCGTAATTTAAATCTTGGTATCTTTTGGCGTTGCCAAAGTACATAACTGCAAAAATTGTGGTTTCCATAATTGGTTTTTTAATGATTATAAAATACAGTTGTCAGCAAAAGAATAATAAGATTCTTTTGTTAAAATAATATGGTCGATAACTTCTATTTGAAATAATAAAGCAGCCTTTTTTATTTGTTTAGTCAAATTAATGTCAGCATCCGAAGGTTTTAAATTTCCTGACGGATGATTGTGGCACAAAATTATTTTACTTGACAATGTCTTTAAGGCGGTTGACATTATTATTCTAATATCTGCTATTGCTCCTGCTATTGCGCCGATTCCTATAATTTGATGACAAAGAATGTTATTGGCATGATCTATATATATAGCAGCAAAAACTTCCTGATATTCCATTCTGTTTTCAAATTCTGGAATACTTTTACAGTAATCAACAGACGTCTGACTATTTGATACTTTGCCAACTATTTTTTTAGAATACTGGACTTTTACTTCATTTACTTTCATAATTGGTTGTTTTGTTACGTAAATTTAATATTAATTATTTGAATAAAAAAATATTTACAAAAATAAATAAAAAAAAATGTCCGCATCGAAGGACACGGACACAAAAGAACACTTTAACAACTTACTACTTCACATTTATTTCCTGTATTCTCCAAACTTTGAAATACTTATCTCGAAGTTTTTGACATCGATTTTTAATTCCTTAAATTGTTCCAAAGCCTTTTCCATGTTTTCCGCTTCAATGATCATTCGTTTGTCATTGTACTTTATTTCAAATTTACTCATGAGTACCATTTTTTTACAAGGTCAACAATAAAGTAAATAGCAAACGCCAAGGTTACAATGCCTCCAGCGACAACGAAGATGTTGGCAAGGTCTTTAATCAATTTTTCTCTTTCCCTTTCAGTCATCATGATTTTTCTTTTCTTTTTGTTTTAAACGATATTCTTTTTGGTAGGCTTTTATCTTTTCAGCATTTTTAAGCCTAAATCTTTTGTGTTTGTCGTATAACAACTCTGGCTTTTCTCTTTTGTTTTCATGATACCTTTTTTTCTTGTTTTCCAAATTTTTTAAACGCTTTCTTTCTTTTTGATAGGGTGACATATTTAAATAATATGCCTTCATATATTCCGATTTACGGGCTTTCTTTTCTTCGTCACTCATATTTACTTTTTAACTTTCGTTCACGATATTCTTTTGCTTTGATTAGTGATGCCTCAATGTTCGCGTAATAATATGCTCGGCTTTTGTCTTTCCTTATTTGCCTTTCTTCGTCCGTCAACTTCCAGTAATTGTCCTTGTTCCTGATGCGCGTTGCCTCCCTTCTTTTATCCTTTTGGAAGGCTGGCATTTTGCGGTAATATTCACGGTTGTATGTCCTTAATTTTTCCCTTTCTTCATCTGTCATGGCTTTTATTTTGTTTTCTTGCCTCTTTTCTTTTTATTGAAATTTTTTCAGCATTTCTATAATAATAAGCAAGGCTTTGTTCAGATTTTTTTTTCTTTTGATAAGGTAACATTCTTAAGCAATATTCTTTATATTTTAATCTTTTTATTGCTTCCCTTTCTTCGTCTGTCATGGCTGCTTATTTAAATAATTCTTTGAGGCAACTGGATCTTTCCCCTGATTTGAATACTTTGCATCTTGTTTTTTATCATACGAAATATTTGGCATCTCCGAAATATCTTGATAAGTAAGCTGAGCGATTTTCATGTTTGGGTAAATCTTCAACGGCTGAACCGTCAAAAGCTCAAGCGTCCAATGACCTTTGAATCCAACGTCGCCAAATCCTGCGGTAACGTGTACGAATAAACCGAGCCTTCCAAGCGAACTTTTGCCCTGGATAATTGGCACGTGCTTGATGGTCTCCGTGTATTCCACCGTGGAAGCAAGGTAAACAATGCCGGGCTGGAGAATCAATCCTTCATCGAAAATAATCATGGGTGCGGATGGGTTTTTCTTGCGCACATCCAATACGCGCTCCGTGTAAAGAACCAAGGTATTTGACAAAGTTAAATCGTAACTATTGGTGCCAAGGTTCTCAGGGTTAAACGGCTCAATAACGATGTTACCTTCGGTGATTTCGTCAATGATGGTTTTGTCGGTTAAAATCATTTGTCGTATTTTTTCCTGTTATCAAATTCTTTTTTTGTAAAATAATATTCAGTCAGCATTTGCGCGTTGCATTGCAGGTGTGCCGCATGAAGGCAACCGCTTTCTGGGTCAATGTCCTCACCCAGGCGAATGGCTTCCAAGTGACGCAAGGCGGAGGCAATCACCTCGCTCCATGGCATACCCTTTTCCCAATTTCCAGCGGGATATTTATCAAGTCCCTTTGTCCAAACTTTGGCGCATTCACGGTGAGCCAACGGGGGAATGAGGTCGTATCTGATTTTTTCATCATTGAACCTTAAACCCCTTGTTTCGTTTTTCTCATTCATTTAAAAATCTTTTGTAGTACTCACTTATTTCTTTACAAGTCTGCTCAATTAAAACAATGGCTTTCAGTAAGTCATCCATTTCAAAGGTATGGTTTAATTCATAACTTTCGCCCGTAAAAGATAAGCCGTTTTTGGTCATCTTTGTTCCCAGCCAGTTGATTTGGCTTTCGGGGATCGTGTCCCCATTTACAAACATTGCCAGCGCGTAAACTTTCATTTGAAGGCTATTGTGCAACGTGTGCATTGTCCACGGTTTCCCTGAGGTTTTAAAGTCAATAACGCGGTTGTTTTCCCTGTCCCACGCATCAATGTAACCAACGACTTGAATGTCGTTTATACTCAGACTTATCGGTTTCTCAGCCTCAAGACCTTTGAAGCCTTGTATTTTGTCAATGTAAAAATCTGGAAAGGTCTCCATGATTATACCGTTTTTGATAAACGCCTCCGTATCCTCGGCAAAGCGTTTGCCAAAGTCCATGTAAATGGATGGTTCTTCGGGAAGGTTTAAAAAGTAACGGTTGATATACTTTTGGCGGTCACTGTACCAAAGATTAATTTGGCTGACTGATATGTATTTTTTTGGAAGGAGCATGGTTATTTATTTTCATTAGGTTTAAAAAATACTTCAGCACCTCTTATCCAACCGTCTTTATAGGCGTTCATAATTTCCTCAGCATACATTTTCTTTGCCTCATTCAAAGCATCGACAATGGCTTGGTATTCGCTTTCGTAAAACTCGGAAGCGTCTAATACCTTGTCATAAAAGTATTCAATCGACGTTTCTTTTTCTTCTTGGTTTTCCATTTGTACAGGATCTGCCTTTTTGAAAACGCGATACTCAGTACCGTTGTCTAATGTAATATAAACATCAACACTCTGTTGATAAGTGTTATTTAATTCCTTTTCTTCTTGGTTTTCCATCTTTCTTTTGTTTTTCGGCGCGGTAAAACCCCAGCCATATTTCAGGCTGGGGAAAAAACGTACCAAATTGATTAAAAATATTTTCCTAATTGAATAAATATCGTGGCGGCGGCAGGTTGTGCATGGGCAGGCTCAAGTCCCGAAGCTTGCAACTGGTGAAATATGTCGGCGTAAACCGAAGTCATAAGGGTTGCTTTCTCCGTTATTTCGTCGTGTGTCATTTTACCGTTGCTTTTAGGCGGTACATTTGCCGCCTGCTGCACGTTTGCGCCTTCGGTGGGTGTTTGTACCTTTTCGGGTATTTCGTTCGCTGTGAGCATATCGAATGCGACTTTGTAACTTTTGCCGTCGTGGATAACGGTAACGGCATCGTCTTTTTTTAATGCCTTCAATTTTTCGTCGTCGGCTTTCCCGTAAACGCGCGCCTCTGTGCCATTGTCCAATGTAATGACGGCGTTAATGGAAGGTCCGTATTGACCCTCAAACACTTTGCCCGCGGTATATTTAACCTTGCCTTTTAGAATATTCATTTCCTGCTTGAATTTGAAAATTTTGAGAATCGTACCACATTTGTTTTTTATGGTCACTTATTGCCTTCCAGTCTATTTCCTGATCGTAATTAACTATGTATCCTGCGAAAAAGTATTTTTCAAGTTCCCTCGCCCCTTTATCTCTCCACCATTTTTTTAATCTAAATGGTTCAACAACGTAGTCAGGGCAAACACTTAATGAGACTTTTAGTGCAAATTCTTGAATCGTAATCATTTCGTTGGTATTTTTTCCATTTCCTTAATAGCATTTCCGCAATATTCAATAATGCTAATATTCAAATTAAACATTCTTGAATTTTTGTTATTTGCCGCGTGCTTTTCAAATTTGTGCATCATTTCAATAACCTCGTCTTTGTAAAATTGTATCGGCGTTACTTTGTAAGAATCAACTAATTTAAATGTATATCTCAGCGAATACATATACATATCTAAAGACATAAGCCAATCATTCTGGCTATCAATGCTTAACTTGTTGATTTCTTGTCTAAGTTTAATAACGGTTTCTTCGTAATAATTTAGAAGATTGTTTGCTTGCTCTAATGAATTGTTCATCTTTGGTTTGTTTTTAAAGTGATTAATTATTTATAATTACCCAGTCCATTTCATTCTCAGCCACAAGAGGCATGAGATTGTAACGGTTGATTTTTGGGTATAACTCAAGGTCAATGTCATGCGGCTCAAATGTCCAGCCGTGGATCTCGATGTTATCCTCAGGGGAATGAGGAGACGTTTGTCCGTACAAGCCGAAGCCGTGGGAGAAGATAACGTGTACAAAGTGACCTTTCTTTTTATCGAGGGTACATTTGCAGGTGTATTTTGTAACATTCATTTGGTAAGTTTTTAAATGTGGAAAAATGGAGTGATTAGCTCCATGATTCTTGAACTTTTTTAATATCCTGGTCTAACTTGTTTAGGTACTCATTTGCCATTCTTGCAACGATTGGCATTTTGTTTGCCTCCCATTCTTCGTCGGTGCAACCCTGAGATTTTACCGCGTGGTAAACAGTTTTTACAAAAGAAGCATCGCATACTAATTCGTGAACCTTGTCAAAGTGGTTTCTTAATTCAGTCATTGTCATCATGATAATTGGTTTTTGTTATTTTCAATACGTAAATTTAAATATAATTATTTGAATAAAAAAATATTTACAAAAATAAATTAAATCGAGTAGGAAGGTAGGGATTATTTCCCTACCTGTCCTCTCACACCACCGTACGTACCGTTCGGTATACGGCGGTTCTTTAAGTTTTGATTCTAACCTTTTGGTATTGGTCGGAGAAAAATGTGAATCCTGCTTGACGTAGTCTCTCTGTGGTGATGGACGTAGCAAGTATAAAGCTATTGGCCAAGTGCCAGTACCCCTTCCTTGAGTTCGCCCATTCCCAAGCTTTGGATTTCTTTACCCCAAGCTTGATTAGATTCGTCAGTTTGGTCTTTATTCGTT